CTATTCGTAGTTAAGCTCCCCGAATAAACTATACATCAAGTCACCATCAAGAATTTCGAAGGGAAGCTCAACATATTCATTCTTATGTCTTGGAAGCGAATTTCCATCATTAGGAGCGTTCTTTGTATAGCCTTTGACGTGTTCGCCATTTTCCTTCGTGTACGGAAGCACAACAATCCGGCCATGATTTTTAGATATAATTGTACCCTCCTTCCAGATTGTATTACCTTTTGAGTTACCATCATTATCGTTAATCACTTTAACGCACCATCCTAATTGGTTCTTGTCCTCATACCAGAAAACATAATTTCCTGAGACAAGTACTTTTTTCCCGTTTCTTAGGGCTTCATCCAACATTCTCTTTACACTTGATTCCTGTAGCAGTTGGTTGGCTCGCGGAAGAAGCATTGAGCGAATCTCTGATTTGGTTTTGCCCCAATGTGCTTCTCCAGATAAACCAAAACCTCGTGCAATACGCTCCTGATAATAAATTTTTGCCGCTTTTGACGTAGGGCAATTTAACTGCTGCCAGGTATTACCTTCTTCAAGATAAAGACAAACATGGTAATGAGGTAGAAAAATGCAACGTAGATAAGGCATTTCAGTGAGAGCAATGTATAAAGGTTCGCGCAGCTTTTCTAACTCGGGCTTGAGAATTAACTCATCCGCGGAAATACGTGGATCGTTTGCGTGTTTTTTTAAAGCTTCCTTGAGCATTGATTGCTCTTCATTAATCAAACGCGTTTTGGCTGTTAGGGCTTTATCGGCTTTTAAACGCAATGACTCTTTTTCAGGTAAGGATAAAGGAAGTTTGTCAATATCAAACTCAATATTTTTATTCAGCTCAATTGCTGATTTTTTGGCATCATCGTAATTTTCATAGATGTCTGCGTATGCATGACCAGGAATACCACGTTCTAAGTAACGTCGGAACCAGTGAACTGTTCCATCGGTACGAAGTTTCAGGCTGTACATTTGCCATTTATCTGTTTCGTACCAAGGTTGTGGCCAGAAGGCAAGATCTGGAAGCCCATATCCGGGCAGTTGATTCATACGCATAGTGACATACCTATTATGATTAAAAGCAAAATTTCAAAAACCCACAACAATCTTTGTTCTAAAGACCATTCTAATGTCTCGTTAATCTGTTGTAAGAATGTAGTTCTGGGACTGTGAGAGTCTATCCAGTTTTAATTTCTCCATGAGGTACTACAACCCAATCGATATGATTTTGCGTGTAAATCTTGGTAGATTTTGAGTCACTGTGAGCCATACGTCCTTGTGGGTCTATCCCTTGTTTATCGAACAGATGTGCAGCCAAAGCTCGGATTTCGTGAAAGGTTGGTCTCTCATCCATTTTTAAATGGTTACACAACCCCAAACTGTCACGTAAAGCTGAAAAGGATCGGCTTAAATAGTCCGGGGCCACCTGTGTTGGGTGTGATACTTCTTTACTCCGTTTAACCTGTCGTTCAGGTATACGGTGGACTACATACGGGCTGGCCACATTATCACGGCTGTCATCAATTATACGTTTTAGCTCATCGCCGATAGGGATTGCAACATGCGAGGCTTCCTTCTTTTGTACCTTTTGGCGGTGGATGTATAGTGTTCCATAAATGCCACTCTCTGGCTGTTCGAGCCAGACACAACCACATATACCGTTTTTCGGCTCGCGTATCGAATACCTTATCCTTGATACTTCAAGCCGTGCATGGGTCGTCTGTAAGGCTAAGTCCATCGCAGTTCTAAGCCACGGTGCAGCAGCACGACGTATAGTCATAAAATGATCGAGCGAAAGTCGTTGTCTTTTCTTCTCTTCAGTTCTGCGCATTTTCTTCCTGGTTGCCGGGTTATCAAGCATCAAGGATTCGTCGACCGCATACGAAAAAAGCTTTTTGAGAAAGCTGACTTTTCTGTTTTGCACGTTCGCGGATGCGCTGGCATGGTACTTATTGATGTAGGCGTTAACGTGCTCCAGCTCGATATCGCAAGCAGGTATGTTAATGAAAAACTCTTTCACGCGTATTGCGTCATTGTTCCAATCATCTAAAGTACTCTGAGAAGGGCGTTCATCTTCAACAGCCCGAGCCATGATGTGATCCACATGGTCTGCAAACGGTTTGGCTTCTCCAGTAATCCCGCCGGATTCTCTAATGAGGTTATCAACGGATGGGGAAAGTTCAGGTCTCATTCTAAGGTTGTACTCACGGGCAATAGCTATAGCCATGGCCCGATCCTTACCAATATTCTTCTTCTTTCCTGTAACAAGCGTGAATTTATAAACACCGCGATCTTTATCAAAAAATAAATAATCTGGCAGGTGTCGGTATTCTTTTTTTCTTGGCCTTGCCGCCATGGTTAGCCCTCATTAATCAACTGGCGAACTGCTTGACTAACCATTGAGTCGACGCCCCATTTTTCGGTTTCGCAGACAAAAACAGATCCATCTACGATACGCCCCATGAGTAAACCGTTCTCGACCCAACGTTTAATCGTTCGGTTATCAGGAACAGAGTCATCGGTGAACTCTCGGCGTCCCCATTGACTCGCTTTCATTAGCTTTGCCATGGTTTCCTTCTCCATAAAGCCCGGCTGCACCCGGGCTGAGTGGTTTACTCGTTGGTGCTGGTGGCAGGGATAAGTTTCTGCCAAATTGCTGACACGTATTTTGCCTGATGGCGCGCATCAGCCAGGGCATTATGAACATCGCCCATGAAAGGCATGTCACGCTTCGGATCGAAACCAACACTGCGACCGAGGGTGACAATCGTGCGTACATCATGATCGTTCCAAAATTCCCACGGGCAAATGCGTCCGGCGCGTTCGTAAGCTCCGCGCAGAATCACATTGTCAAAGGTGGCCCCGTTACCCCAGACCTTCATGTATTTGAGATTATATGCATGTCGGTGAATGAAATGGCTAAGTTCCGACAGTGCATCAGTAATAGGCATCGCGTCATCAACACAAATAGCTGAGCGTGCTTCCGGGCTTTGTTTTAGCCACCAAAGAATTGTATCTCCATCCGGTACCGCGCCTTGAGCCATTGCACTTTCAAGCGAGACGGCCGTATAGAATTCTTGGCCAAGTTCACCTGTATGAGGGTTAAAAAAGACGGCACCAATTGACACGATCGGTGCGTTTGGCTTTTTCCCCATTGATTCGAGGTCAATCATTAAGTCGTTCAATTGCTTTCTCCATTGTTAATTCTTGGCTTTTGATTCACTGGGGGGCTGTAGCGCGAGTCGGCGTTGTCGCTAACGTGGCAATAATGAGCCCCGTCAGGACGAGTACAAATTGTCCCGCACCTATCACATGCAAATATTGCTTCCAGCTCCGCGATCCGCTCCTCTGCTTTTGACAACTGATCGAGAAGTTCTTCAGCTAACGTCACACGCATCACGACTTTCTGACAGTCGTGGCGTTTGGCTCTAGCGATTGTGCCGCGCAGAGTCGCATAATTGTTGGTGGTCATTGGACGGACTCCTGACGAAGATGGTTAATTTCGGCGTCAAGGCTCATTCGCAGGTCTATCGATTCCGTCAAGGCGGCAAATGTAACGTCCAGGCGAGTGGTTACCTCACGCATCAGGGAGGCTTCTGCTGGTGGCAGTTTCCCGGCCGCAGCATGGGCTGCGGATACCAGTTCTTTTATCTTCATGCGAGGCATGCGCGTGATTCCGTAAGCTCATTGAAACGGTTAATGAACAAGCCATATGCCTGGCCTGGGCGAAGAGGAACGATCTGGATAATGTCGCTGGCCGGAATACCTTCGAGGCAAGGCCAGAGTGAGCCGTCGTCGATATCCAGATCGCGGCGTTCAGTGGCAAGCATCACCAGATCGGCATATTTCACTACCGCTGACATATCAGGGGTGATGCTGAATTTGGCCCGGATCAGCTGTTCTACCTGCTCTTCAATGCGACGGTAATCTGGAAGCAACGCTTTCAGGGGGGCAGGAATGTCCTGGCAATATGCTTCTGCTGCGTCATGCATCAGGGCTTCAAAGGCGAACTCTGGCGGCACGAGCTGGCTGCACAGCACAGAGTGCTGGGCCACGCTGTAAAATTCCGGCAGATGACCAGTGAAGCGGCAGATGTGGGAAAGCGCGGTCGCGATATCCTCGATCTCCACATCGTCAGCAGTTGAATTGAGGTAATCGAATTTCTTACCTGAAAGTGTCTGGATAAAACTCATCGTATTTTCTTCTCCATATTTGGCAGCTGCACCTGCGCCAGTTTTGGGTTGTACGAATCCCTCGCCATTGGCGATTAAAAAAGGGAATTACGCTTCAATAAATCCCCGCGGCGCCGGGGATTTAATGCAGAGAAATTACGCTTTAAAGTTACCGATAAAGGTTTCAACCGGCTTGTCGGTGAACTTCTCGATCAGCAGGTCACGGAACTCGTTGGCGATAGCTTCTTCCTGGGCTTCCAGTTGAACGATGCGGAGTACAAACACCGGTTCACCGCTTTTAAGCAGGCTGTTACGCAGGCTAAAGCGGCGTTCGCCCAGGCCTTCATATGGCACGCATTTGAACTCGAAGGCGACAGGCATCACGTCTTTACTGCTGGCTTCAACGCTCTGCATCAGGGACTTTCTGCCGCCAAAATCTTCGTCTTCATGAGCTGCTTCCGAGACTTGTTTGATATTGACGCGACGAACGGCACCAGCTGCCTGCGCGATGGACAACACATTCCCGTCGGCATCAAATGCGCTCAGGAAGTCGGCCCAGTCCTCCAGCCATTCAGCAATTTCCTTCTGGCCCAGTCGATCGCCATTTACCTGAAGTAGGGCTCGGAATGGCGCTGTCTTTTTGAGGGTGATAGATGCGACGTTATCAGCATGGCCAGGGTTAGCCAGAGTACCGATATTGAACACGGAGCGTGCGGTCATGTTGTCAGCATCGATAAAGCATCGCGCTGGTTCAGCTTCGTTGGCGTAGCCTGCTGCGTAACGCACAAAGTCAGGAATGCTGGTTGTGGTCATGGCACCGCGGAAACGAAAACGCTCCAGATCGAAACGCTCAAGGCTCTCTACGTTTACGCCATCAGGGAGCAGGGCAGTAGGGCAAGCTGTTTCTTTAACTGCAGTAAGGTGATAACCAGAAAGAACAAGGTCTTTCACCTGCTGCAGGGCATTGCCGTCTAAAATCTGGGACATAAAATTTCCTTAATATATGGTCAAAGGGATGTCAGTGATTTGTCTGCTGCGGATCACTGTGCCGCTTTAAGCTTTCCGTCAACGCCGCCGTTGATCCCGAACAGCTGCCCCTGATCTTCCTGCAGGATGGTCAGCTTGCCGCCTTTGTTAACCCACATTGGTGTTTCGGTGGTGTCTTCTTCGGAGGCTTTACCGCGCGGGGTTGGGGTGACGTAGTTCAACTTGTGCTTGATCTTGACGCGCTTCTCTTCGACGGAGTTACCCATACGCTCAATATCAAAGGTGAGGACTACTTTGCCTTTGGTGCCGTTGTTCAGAACGCCAAGCGCGGTAGTGTTTAAAGCCGCCGCGATCTTGTTCATGAACACGCCGGCATCCAGTTCGCCCAGGAAATCGGGCACTACAGTCATGCGGTCATTACTCATGGTTTAACCCTCTGTGAGGCGGCTGCCACCGCCAGTGGAACTTCTCCATACACAACAGAAAAGGGCACCTGCGCAGCACTGACGGCTGCAACCACCATTTTTGCGCCCGGGTGGATTGGGGAATGAGCCCGTCGCCCGGTGATGCCCTTGTCTCTTGTGTAAAAAAGGTGCCCACCGATGTGATGGGCAAAGACTACACACAGCAATGAAGTTGTTGTGGCGGTGGTGCCTCCACCTGCCGGACCGGCCAGAACCGGCGACGCTACACCACAAGAAACGTATTCATTTCAAAAGTTGAAATAAAAACTTGTTGGCCTCGTCACGTGCGCAGAGCCGCATTACCACAACGGTGAGAGCACTGTTTACCTGCTTTACCGCGTCGCGTCTCACGCAGTCCGATAATCAGCAATGCTCTCGCCTGTTGTGCCCTTAAAAAGCTGGCTGTCACCCTCAAGGGGAAAGTGAACAGCCAGAACAGGGATCACTTCTTATTGCTTTGGCCTGCTTTTAACCACATCAGGCGCGGTGGTTCTGCTTAACAACCGCGAAAGTAATAGTGGGTACCAATCGCGTGATTTAAATGTACCTTTAGTTACTTTTTCGGTCAAGCGAGGAATGTACTTTTTGTTACCATGAGGGATAAAAAAATGCCAGATGAGCATCCGGCATTAGAAATGAATGACTTAAATATTCTGGGTTATCTGAACAACTTTACCAACAATCCGGCAATTGCCATCTATCGGTATAGGTTTGAAGGCAGGATTAAGCGGCATCAGATACGCGAAAGGGCTATCCCAGACGAGTTTTTTCACTGTTGCTTCAGCAGAGCCATCAAGTACCGCCACGACTATTTTTCCGTAAAGGTCATCCAGTTGGCCATAGTGTGGTTCAACTATTACGATCGACCCTTCGGGAATGGATGGTAGACCATGTGGGTTAGTCATCGATTCCCCACGAACAACCAGGCCGAATACTTCATCAGAAACGTTTGCAGTGGTTTGCGTCCATGAAATCACATCAGAAAGCCTTGAGCATGCGTAAGTATCAGTCCACGTCCCTGCCTGAACAGCAGAAATAATTGGAACTGCCTTAGGGGGTTTGAGAAAGGGGATCACTTTGGTGTCATCCTGCGCTTCATCTCCTTTCCCGTAGAGAATCCATTCAGGCGTGGTTTGCAACGCCATCGCCAGCTGATGGAGGTTCTCACCATCAGGCTTCGTTGTACCGCTCTCCCATTTAGTAACGGACACGCGGCTAACACCTAGGCGTTTAGCTAGGGTCTGCTGCGTTATATCGAGCTGGACTCGACGGGATCTTATACGGTCTTTCATCTCTGTTTTCATGTAACCAATGTTACATTGATTCCTTGTAACTGTTGTTTGCTATTTGATGTACCTTTTGTTACCTTTAAGGCGTGAGTTAACTAGGAGGAACCATGCGTAAATCACAAGTTATTGAGCACTTTGGCGGTGTATCAAAAACCGCCAGTGTTCTTGGGATCTCCCACCCGGCTGTTTGCCGATGGGGAGAGGTTATTCCTCAGAAGCAAGCGTTCGTTATCGAACGAATTACTGGAGGCAAGCTTAAGTACGACGCCAGCCTTTATCAGAAGCCTACAGATTAGGCATCTGGAAAGAAACCACAGATATAAGGGGTTAGCCGTGGGCATAGAACCTGAATGGAAAGTAGATAAGCAGCCATCCTGGCTGGTGGCCGCAATCAAAAAAACGATAACCGAACTGCCTGGCGGGTATTCCGAAGCAGCTGAGTGGTTGGGTGTGACCGAGAACGCGCTGTTTAACCGTCTGCGTACCGATGGCGATCAGATCTTCCCGCTCGGTTGGGCAATGGTGCTTCAACGTGCTGGTGGTTCAAACCACATAGCGAACGCTATTGCACGTCACTCGAACGGTGTTTTCGTGCCATTGGCTGACGTTGAAGAAATAGAGAACGGTGACATCAACCAGCGTCTTATGGAGTCCGTGGAGTGGATCGGCAAGCATTCGCAATACGTTCGTAAAGCTACCGCTGACGGCGTTATTGATGCTCAAGAACGCGCCCAGATTGAAGAGAACAGCTATCAGGTGATGGCTAAGTGGCAGGAACATTTGACGCTGCTTTTCCGTGTGTTTTGTGCGCCGGAAAAGAGTGACGCCCGCGAGTGTGCAGCTCCGGGCGCCGTGGCAGACAAATCTTGTATGGAGAAGTAATCCGCATGACCAGTTTAACGGCTTTTAACCGTTTGCCGCAACTCAGGATGATCCCGGTACCGGGCGCTCCGTTGTTTCGGTATGAACGCAGAATAGCAAACCGCTGGGTGCCATGTAACCACAGTCGGGCGGTCGCAATTGTGGGGGTTTACTACAGGAAGGCGAAACGCTTATGCGCGAAGTTAACCGAAGGTTCAAAGACCACAGAGGGATCCCCGTTCGGGTTATCAGGTGGGAGCCAGAGACTCAACGAGTTATCTACCTGCGGGACGGTTATGACCACGAATGTTTCAGCCCGCTCGAACAATTCAAGCGCAAGTTTACAGAGTTAAAGGACGACCATGAGCACTAAATTAACGGGTTACGTTTGGGACGCTTGTGCCGCTTCTGGCATGAAGCTATCCAGCGTTGCCATCATGGCGCGTCTGGCTGACTTCAGCAGTGATGAAGGGGTTAGCTGGCCTTCCATTGCTACCATTGCGCGCCAGATTGGTGCTGGTGAGAGCACGGTTCGCACAGCCATATCTCAGCTGGAAAAAGACGGTTGGTTAACCCGCCAGCAGCGCCGTAAAGGCAACCGAAATGCATCGAACGTTTACCAGCTCAATGTTGCGAAATTGCAGGCTGCTGCCTTTTCTCACCTGTCAGATTCTGACGCATCAAAATCTGATGCCTCAAAAATCGACGCGTCAAAATCTGAGGCATCAAAAAACGACGAGAAAGGCGGTTTTCACCCGTCAGAATCTGGGGGGGATCCGTCAGTAAATACAACTACTGATCCATCAGTTAAAAAACCTTCTTGTCCGGTTGCGCCGCAACCAGACCCTGAAGTGACGATCACCGATAACGCCATCCTGGTTCTGAATCATTTGAACCTGGTTAGCGGCTCACGATACCAAAAATCAAAAACTTCTCTGGAAAACATCCGTGCTCGTTTGCGTGAAGGTTACACCGTTGGCGACTTACAGCTGGTGATTGACCTTAAGCATGAGCACTGGAATGGCAATGACGTGCAGTACCAGTACATGCGCCCTGAAACGCTATTTGGCCCGAAAAAGTTTGAGGGTTATCTGCAAAGCGGGATCCGTTGGGACAAGAAGGGGCGTCCACCGCGTGAAAGCTGGGGTGAAAAGAAACACGATCCGATGAAGTTCGGTCCGGTTGATACCAAGATTCCAGAGGGGTTCAGAGGATGAATGAAAATAAATACTGCCGCGCGCTGGCTGAACTGCGTTCAAGACCAGCCCACGAGTTGAAAGAGGTCGGCGATCAATGGCGCACTCCGGATCTGTTGTTTTGGGGTATCAATGCGATGTTCGGCCCTCTGGTGTTGGACCTTTTTGCCGACGACAGCAACGCAAAGTGCCCAGCATGGTACACGGCTGAAGATAATGCCCTGACGCAGGATTGGTCAGAGCGTCTGGCAGAACTCGGTGGTGCCGGGTTTGGCAACCCGCCTTACAGCCGCTCTCAGTATCACGACAAGCAGGCCGTTACCGGAATGACCCACATCATTAACCACGCTATGGCAATGCGAGAAAAGGGGGGGCGGTACGTTTTTCTCATTAAGTCTGCGACGAGTGAGACGTGGTGGCCGGAAGAGGCAGATCACGTCACATTCATCCGTGGACGAATTGGTTTCGATCTTCCTACATGGTTCGTGCCGAAAGACGAAAAGCAGCAGCCCACCAGCGCATTTTTTGCTGGCGCTATCGTTGTCTTCGACAAAACATGGCGGGGTGAACGTTTCAGTTACATCAACCGCACCGACCTGGAGGCCAAAGGCCGTGCTTCGATGTCGCTGGCCCAGTTTGCAGTGGGAAGAATGCAAACTGATGCGGCGCCGGAACTGGACGCTGAGGTAGTGCCGGAGAAATCAGAGGCAGAACTGCCATTAACCCAAAAAGCTATTCTGGAAACCAGTGGTGTAGAGGCTTGGGCCTGTGTTGTCGCGGCGTTCGGCGAGAAAGACGAGTACACCTTCAGCGAGTCAAAGTTTGGTCATACCTGGGCTGCCGACTCTCTGGAAAACCCTGAATTTACCAATGTTTCACCGCTGACGATCGACAGAGCGAAAAAGCTGATCGGCGAGAGCATCCTGGTGGGTGTTAATGCATGGCTGGAAACATTGCCCTTTGATAGCGATGACGTGAAACAAGACATGTCTGAGCGACTTCGCACGGTTGCCGTTGAATCTGCGAAAGAATACGGCGTCGACCACATTGAATTCATCGCGACCATGGAAAGCCTGGATAAAGCCAAATGGTCAAATATTCGGGGGATCCGCGCCCATGTCCGTGATACGCAGGAATCAAAGGACAAGGCGTTAAACGAATCGCGCGTTTGGCCTCTTGAGGTTGGACTGGTGTTTAACCAGATTGAAGGGGCTGACGCTCTACCTGTTTCACAACAGAACAAGCTGAAAGCCAATATCAACCAGCTGTGGCTCGAACGTATGCCGACGAGTGAAATTATCACGACCGCTGGTGGTCTCTTCAACAGCATGCAGGGGGCCGTCAATGCGTGAAATTATCGTTGATAACTTTGCTGGTGGCGGCGGCGCGAGTACCGGCATTGAACTGGCGATCGGGCGTAGCGTGGATATCGCTATCAACCACGACGAAAACGCTATTGCTATGCATAAGACGAATCACCCTGACACGCTGCATTATTGCGAGTCGGTGTTTGACGTTGACCCAAGCGCAGCCACCAGCGGTAAACCTGTCGGCCTGGCCTGGTTTAGCCCTGACTGCCGCCACTTTTCCAAAGCGAAGGGCGCTAAGCCAGTTAAGAAAGAGATTCGCGGGCTGGCGTGGATTGTCCTGCGCTGGGCGCTGGCAGTACGTCCCCGAGTCATGATGCTGGAGAACGTCGAAGAATTTAAGACATGGGGCCCGCTGCTGGATGAAGAATTACGCCCGGATCCTGAGCGTGCTGGTGAAACATTCGAGGCATTTGTCGGCATGCTGTCGACTGGTATCGCGGCGAATCACCCAGCACTGGCTGAGGTTTGCGAATTTCTTGCCATTGAGCCGCACGGCCAGCAGGCGCAACAGCTGATCGCCGGGCTTGGCTATGAGGTCGATTATCGTGAGCTGCGCGCTTGTGACTACGGCGCGCCGACGATCAGAAAGCGTTTCTTCATGGTCATGCGCTGTGACGGCCGCAAGATTCATTGGCCTGAAGCGACTCATGGGGATCCAAAATCACTGGAAGTACAAAGCGGCAAGCTGGCGCCATGGCGTACCGCGGCGGAGTGCATTGACTGGAATATCCCGGCTCGGTCCATCTTCGACCGCAAAAAGCCGCTGGCGGAAAATACGCTCAAACGTATCGCGCGCGGCATCCAGCGTTTCGTTATCGAGAGTGCTTCGCCGTTTATCGTTAAGTGCAACCACACCACTTCACACGGCAAATATGATTGTTTCCGTGGGCAGGAGCTTGAGGCTCCTTTACAGACCATCACGAAAACCCACGGCTATGCGCTGGCGGTACCGCACCTGACTAAATTCCGCACCGGGGCGACCGGGCAGCCAGTAACCGAGCCGGTACCAACTGTCACCGCTGGTACGTCGGCGCGCCCGGGCGGAAATGGGCATGCTCTCGGCGTAGTTGAGGCTGCGCTGACCCCGTTCCTGGCTGGCAACGGCGGCAGTGAGTACCAGGCAAAGCCGCGCCCGCTGGATAAACCCGCTCATACAATCCTCAAGCAGTCCCGCGCATGTGTTGTCGCGCCGGTCATCGCACGTCAGTTTGGTGCCAGCGTCGGCCACAGGGCAGACGAGCCGAGCGCAACGATTACTGCTGGCGTTGGGGGGAAGTCGCAGTTGGTAACCCCAACACTGATCCAGATGGGGTATGGCGAACGCCCAGGGCAAGAACCGCGTGTTCTTCAACTTAATAACCCGCTCGGCACGGTCACTGCTGGTGGTAATAAGTTTGCAACGGTGAGCGCCTTCCTAGCGAAGCACTATGGTGGGAATTACACGGGACCGGGTGTTGGTATGGATGAGCCTGCCCACTCAGTCACTACTGTTGATCATCACGCGATAGTTGCGTCGCACCTGGTGAAGCTGCGCGGAACCTGCCGCGACGGTCAGACCATGGATACACCTATGCCGACGATTACGGCTGGTGGCCAGCACGTTGGCGAGGTCCGGACATTCCTCGAAACTTACTGCGGTGATAGCGAGGATGAATGGCTGGTGACGATCGAGGGGATTAAGTACCAGATCGTCGATATCGGAATGCGCATGCTTCAACCGCATGAGCTTTATAAGGCGCAGGGCTTCCCTGACGGCTACGTTATCGATCAGGACTATCGCGGCAATCGTTACGCCAAAGACAAGCAGGTAGCGCGCTGCGGTAACGCAGTACCGCCGCCGTTCGCTCGTGCGCTGGTAGAAGCAAATCTTCCTGAATTATGTGCAAATCAAAAGGCGGGTGCAGCCGCCTGATATGGAGAAATAGCATGAATCAGTTAACCGCAAAGGGTGTTGTGACAATGTCCAGCCGTGAAATTGCCAGGCTGGTGCAGAGCAAACATGGTGATGTGAAGCGCTCAGCTGAGCGCCTTGCCTCTGCTGGTATTTTAACCGCGCCGTTGGCGCACACCCCCTACACACACCCGCAAAACGGGCAAACCTACGAGGAGTATTGGTTCAACAAACGTGATTCTCTGGTGATCGTCGCCAGGCTGTCGCCAGAATTTACCGCCGCTGTTGTCGATCGCTGGCAAGAGCTGGAGAACAGCCTGGCCGTAAGTGTCCCGCAAACATTGCCGGAGGCATTACGTCTCGCAGCGGATCTGGCCGAGCAGACAGAACAACTCAGCCAGCAGTTAGCCGCTGCCGCGCCGAAAATTGAGTTTGTCGATCGGTATTGTACTGCCAAAGGCTCAATGTCTTTCCGCCAGGTGGCAAAGCTGTTGCAGGCCAAAGAGACGGATTTCCGCTTGTTCCTCATTGAGAGCGACATTATGTACCGGCTCGGCGGAGTGCTGACACCGCGGCACCAGCACATTGCAGCCGGGCGGTTTGAAGTTAAAACTGGCACTTCGAGCGAAACTAACTATGCCTTTAGCCAGGCACGTTTTACACCCAAAGGCATCGAGTGGATCGGTGGCCTGTGGACGGCACACATCGCTAAGGGGCATGCCGCGTGAGAGGACTGTTTACAGCCGAGACTGTTCCGCGCCTGGGGCTTGTGGTGTTAAAGCCGGGTAGCGAACTGATGTCTCTGTTTCAACAGGGGCGTGTGCTGGTGGAGCCTCAGCCAAAAAGCATGACTGGACTTCCGTCGGGGCTCGTCCCTGATGCCAGGCAGCCGCTGGCAGAAGATAAGTCCCTCGAGGGATTTTTCACCGACGAGAGAGTTATCCGTGCAGCAGGCGGTTTGACCGCGTTGGAATCCTGGTTAGAGCGTAACGTGAAGGAATGCCAGTACCCGCACACTGATTATCACCATCATGAGCTGGTAACGATGCGACATCCCCCCGGCTCAATGTTGCTCTGTTGGCATTGCGATAACCAGCTGCGCGAGCAAACCACCGCGGCGCTGGCAGAACTGGCCCGGCGTAATCTCATTAATTGGTTGATCAGTTCCATCCTGTCTTCGCTTGGCTACAACAACGAGCGTGAACTATCACTCGGTGAATTGTGCTGGTGGGCCATTTACTCAGGAATTGCTGATGCAATCACGGAAAGGATGGCCCAGCTTGCGCTTCGATTACCGGATGAGCCGTTTTTATCCGTATATCGAGAAAGTGACATTGTGCCGATGCCCCCGGCAAAAAGCATTTTGCAGAAGAAGGTCACCCCTGCGGTCACGGCTGCGAAATTAAAGCATGGAGCAAATCAGGAAGTGGCCTATGAACAGCCAAAGGTTCTGGCTCTGCATGCGGATTCTGAATCCCCTGAATCATTCATGTTACGCCCAAAACACCGCAGGTGGGTGAATGAGGACTATACCCGGTGGGTTAAAACCCAGCCCTGTGAAGGTTGCCGGCGGCCAGCGGATGATCCACACCATGTCATTGGTCACGGCATGAGCGGTACCGCCACTAAAGCCCACGATTTGTTCGTGATCCCTCTGTGCAGAGAGTGTCACGACAAATTACATGCTGATGTTGCAGCGTTCGAGAAAAAACACGGTACCCAGCTGGAGCTGCTATTCCGATTTATGAATCGAGCGCTGGCGATCGGTGTAATAACAAAAGCGTAATTGTATGGAGCGCTGAGCATAATGAATTTACAAGAACTGGAATATACGCGGATTGAACTGCGCCGCGCGCTGGCGGATTTATCAGGATCGACAAAAGGACAGCTGCAGGCGTTCAGTGAGCATCCACCAGCAGATAAAAATAAATACCCTCGGCACCATCCTGAAATCGTCATGGAGGGTGGGGAAGGTTGTGGAGCGAAGGTTGTAAAAACTCTGGCCACTCCGCTTTATGTTCTTGAGACAAGGAGCCGTCGCCGACCTTTACCGCCTATTAAGGATACGGAGTTCGCTTGTTCAGCATGGCGTCGATCGGTCAATGGTCTGGGGGAGCATTTGCAGGCATGGGTGAGGTACTGCTATGGGTATGACCTGACCTTCCGGTACCAGACGTTAATATGCCAGTACGTGTGGGAACAGTTTCAGCGTCAGCATAGCGGCAAAAAAATACAGGGCCGTGTCACTAAAAAACTGATAGGGCTTGTCTGGCTGGCGGCGCAAGAAGTTGCTGCCTCGCGTAATAACGATACCTATCAGGAGTATGCTGGAGCAGCTCTGGCGCGCATGGTCAGCGTTGAGCGTTCCACCTGGCTTAGAGTGTATTCAGGCCACTGGGCGGCTTTCAAAGCGTCGTTTGCTGAAATGGACAGCCAGGCACTAAGCGAAATTTTGTCACGGTACGAAGAGTACCAAGAACTGAAAGTGGCGGAAATGTGAGGTAACTTTCACCAACTCCCTCAATTGGGCTTGCAAAATGCAACAAAATAAGCGATATTTGATGTCAATTTGATACGTTGCCAAAGTTTTGTTGACCCGCTATATGGCGGGTTTTTGTTATCATAGCCTGTCAAAAAAGGGGGGCTATATGTGGCAAGGTATACCATACAAATTCGTTTCAAGTGATTTACTGGCGTCTTCTAATTTAATTATTGAAAAAATACCTCATATTTTTGTGGAAACCTCGCCAGATTATATTGGGGCAATAGCTACGACTACTGGAACATTAGTTGCAGGGTGCTTATCAGCTTTCGTCGCTTGGTATGCTATTAAAGCGAACAGAAAACAAATGCTGCAACAGCAGATGATTATTGATAAGCAAACATTCACAAATGAACTAAGAACTAGAATGTCCACATTTCTGGCTGATGTGGAAAAATTGTCATTGATGCTAAAGCCTGATATTTATGGGCGTAAGTTATCAATGGCTAATATGAATTTAGAAAGCAGGGCGAGCCTTGATAAGTTGGCTTATGACCTTGATTTGTGTCGTTATCACTTATTGCTAATGATTGATGAGAAACCACAGTTTTCAAGAGTTAGAAATCTAATTGATCAAGTTACTGAGGATATAGAATTATCAATTAGGAATGTTGAATATTATGGTACAGATGAAGTAATAAAGGAGTTAATCAAAGCGACAATAAGTTGTATTGATTCAGAATGGAAGTCAGTGACCAAAAATATATAAATAATCAACGTGCCTCTTACGTGAGGTGTTCATGCTGTGAAATGGGCGGCTGGTGGGTGTTGTAGCACCCAACCAGCCATTAGCTCATGGTTTCAGGTCACAAGCTAACCAAGGCCCACTGCTTTAGCGCAAAAGCATAGTGAGCCTATCAGAGTTATGCTTACGGATCTATGAAAAATACTGTAAATATAAACAGTGTTGAGCTTGTCAACGCTGACTGCCTGCAATACCTCGCAACCCTCCCGGATAACACCATTGATCTTATTGTTACGGATCCGCCTTACTTTAAGGTGAAACCGAACTGCTGGGATAATCAGTGGAACGGTGACGTCGACTATCTTCGCTGGATTGATATGTGCCTCGCACAATTCTGGCGAGTGCTTAAACCTGCTGGCAGTCTTTATCTTTTCTCCGGTCACCGCCTGGCGGCAGACATTGAGATCATGATGCGTGAGCGGTTCAACATCCTGAACCATATCATCTGGGCTAAACCGTCGGGCCGCTGGAATGGCTGTAATAAAGAGAGCCTGCGCTCTTACTTCCCTGCAACAGAGCGCATCCTGTTCGCTGAGCATTACCATGGGCCGTATAAACCAAAGAGCGACGGGTACGCTGAGAAGGGAAGCGAGCTGAAGCAGCATGTAATGACTCCCCTAATTTCTTATTTCCGGGATGCACGTGAAGCGCTTGGCATATCCTCAAAACAAATAGCCGATGCGACTGGAAAGAAGAACATGGTGTCTCATTGGTTCAGCGGTAGCCAGTGGCAATTACCGAATGAATCAGACTACCGGAAACTTCAGTCCCTTTTCACTCAGGTAGCCATCGAAAAGCACCAGAACGGCGAACTGGCAACACCACACCACCAGCTGGTGGCTCTGTGGCATTCGTTGAATCGCAAATATTCAGAGCTGCTCGAAGAGTACAAATCACTTCGGCGGCATTTCTCTGTTTCCGTATCCGTTCCTTATACCGACGTCTGGACACATAAACCCGTTCAGTTTTACCCAGGTAAACACCCATGCGAAAAACCCGCAGATATGTTGCGGCAGATCATCAGCGCCAGCAGTAAGCCTGGTGATGTGGTGGCTGATTTCTTTATGGGGTCCGGTTCGACCGTGAAAGTCGCGCTGGAACTTGGCCGCCATGCTATTGGCGTTGAACTCGAAGAGGAAAGGTTTAATCAGACGTTGGGGGAAATTCGGGCGTTGGCAGGGGAATAAACGTGAGGTCGCGATAGCGGCCTTTTTTATTACCTCAATAACACCCGCACACAGCGAGGTGAGAGACCATGAAAATGAATGATTCAGGGAACATCTTCACGCAGTTCTTTGCGTGGGTAGCAGCTCTGGCTTCTGCCATTGGATTTACCACTCAGGATCTGGTGTTCATGTTCTTTGGCGCTGCTGGTTTGCTTATCTCTCTTGCCTCCTACATCAACGGGCGTATAGATGCACACCGCAGGCAAAAAGAGGATGAGAAGCGAACAAAAATGGTTAATGACTACCTGAAAGGCGTTGGTGACAAACCGCTTCACGAACGTCCTGCAGCTGCAAGCGTGGTCGTTGAGGCATTACAAAAGGAAGGTGAGTGATGGGAACCAGAGCAAAATTGAGTGCTGCTGTTCTGGGGCTGGTACTCGCTGGTGCGCCAGCATCTGTCATTCTCGATCAGTTTCTGAATGAGAAAGAGGGTAACAGCCTCACGGCGTACAAAGATGGCGGCGGAATCTGGACTATTTGCCGCGGTGCCACGATGGTTGATGGTAAAGCGGTTGTGCAGGGCATGAAATTGACACAGGCCAAATGCAATCAGGTGAACGCCATCGAACGCAATAAGGCTCTGGCGTGGGTTAACCGCAATATTACGGTACCGCTTACCGAACCGCAGAAGGCCGGGATCGCATCTTTCTGCCCGTACAACATCGGTCCGGGTAAGTGCTTCCCTTCCACGTTCTACAAGCGCATCAATGCCGGTGACCGCCACGGGGCATGCGAGGCGATTCGCTGGTGGATTAAGGACGGTGGGCGTGATTGCCGCCTGACAAAAGGCCAGAAGAATGGCTGTTATGGGCAGGTCGAGCGGCGTGATCAGGAAAGTGCGCTGGCGTGCTGGGGGCTGGACCAATGAAAATTAATCCGGGTCTTATCGGCGTTGTCGTAATAGCTGGCCTTTCGGTCGCTCTCGTTAAGAGTTGCTCCGACGCCAGTAGCCTTCAGAGCGATAACGACGTTCTGCGAAGTGACAACACATTGCAGGGGACGGTTATCGCTGTTCAGGCTTTCAATTTCAGCCGGTTTAACCAGGTAGCCGAAACAGCAAGCAGGAACAATTCTCTGATTGATGCGGGCTCCGAAGTAACCGTTGTTAAATACCGGGAGATTCTCCGCCGTGAAAAAAACTGTGATCTGCCTGTTCCTGCTGACATTGCTGGTGGGTTGCTCGAATACGCGCACCGTTTACGTGCCAGCGCAATGCACACCGATTCCGGGAACGTTGACGCAGCCAGTGATAGCGCCGTTACCACCCGCTCAATAACGTATTGTCAGGCCATTCTATGGATTAGCCCGCTTCTGGCAGCAATTGAGAAGGCAAATAGTCAGTTGGCGGGTATCCGGGACATAGAAAATAGCAGATTATAGATAGCTATCTCTCTATATAACTTAATGAAAATATAGGTTATTCTCATGATGTTTTTAATGGTTTGAGACATTATTATGGATAGTATCATTAATTTAGAAAGAGTCATTTGGGTTATTCTGTGTGTCGGTGTGATGTTTGTAGTCCCAAGGTTAGTGGCTGCGAGAATAACTTCATCGGTTCAACATGAGTACAATGAACTTCTTGAGTCAATTAAGTTATCTCATCAGCGGCAGTTAGAGAACGAAAAAAACTTAAGAGAAATCAGACTTAAGTCAGCTCTGATTGCTGAGTTGCTTGCCTTATGGATTAGCCATCCTGATGACAGAGTTAGATTAAGACAGTTAACCTATGAAGCTTTTCTGTGGTTACCTCCTGAGTTGGCTAGTGAGCTTTCAGATATTCTTTCGAAAACACCTGGTGCACCAGATGTGAGGGTATATTTAATTAAAGTAAGAAAACTGTTGTTAGGTAATGCTGATACATTGGAAGCGAAGAAAGTGATACACTTTGAGCTAAGTCAGCACGAGCAGATTCAGAAAAAGTTAAATAATCCATTCGGTTAGATTAACCGCCTTCGGGCGGTTTTTTGTTAGCGCCGTCATCGGTAGACCCAGATTAAAGATTTCGGGAAATGTCACAAGCAGTCCGCCAATGCATCAACTTCTTTTTGCCTGTAAATTACCTAAAAGTTATCATCTAGATCCACACAGAAAGGAGGTTCCATGACTGAAAAGGCTTATGATTTAACTAAAATCAAAGAGGTAGACCAGACCGATGATGCGATGAAAGCTAATATGCTTTTAGCTAGTGGCTGGGTGTTATTGAAAGTAACTGAAACCCAATCGCATGATGAATATGGTGCTTTATACTCCACAGTTTGGTTCACGGTTGGAAACCCGCAGTAAGCAGAATAGCTCGCCAAACCGCGGGCGTTTTTTATCCCCTACACGGTGTAAATCGGCCTCGCACCTGCGGGGCTTTTTAATGCGCATCGCACGCGCACTTCAAAGAAAGACTTTCAGCTGTTGGCCTGTTCAACGCGACGAAGCCGGCTGCATGATATGGGCCGCATTGAGTAATGCCAAGTAGTCTTTTAGACGGCTAAATGGTTGTTAGTGAATACATGCAAATGATAATTAATATTATTATGGGTCCTTTCCGGCGATCCGCTCTGTTACGGGGCGGCGACCTCGCAGGTTCTCGCTATTTATGAAAATTTTCAGGATTTTGCCGTTTCCGTTCTTCTTCTTTATAAGTCATTGTATTTGCTGGGTATAACCAACCAAAAGAAAGGAAGTATTAAAGCCTGGTAGTAGTCATTTTACCCGGCATGGTTTCCTTACCCTGTTTTTCGCCTGGAGTTCGTCATGGAGGTCAATAAAAAACGCCTTTCAGAGATTTTTGGTGTCAGCATCCGCACGATCCAGAACTGGCAGGATCAGGGAATGCCAGTTGCGCGAGGTGGCGGTAAAGGGAATGAAGTGCTTTATGACTCTGCCGCCGCAATTGAATGGTATTCCGCCAGGGACGCAGCGATAGAAAACGAAAAACTGCGCAAAGAGGTTGAACAGCTGAGAGTTGATTCAGAATCAGACCTCCAGCCTGGCACGATTGATTATGAGCGCCATCGGCTTACCCGAGCCCAGGCTGATGCTCAGGAACTAAAAAATGCAAAAGAGTCCGCTGAGGTGGTGGAGACCGCATTCTGCACGTTCGTGCTGTCGCGGATAGCCGGAGAAATTGCCAGTATCCTTGATGGAATACCTCTGTCGGTTCAGCGGCGCTTTCCGGAACTGGAAAATCGACATATTGATTTCCTCAAGAAGGACATCATAAAAGCCATGAACAAAGCAGCTGCGCTGGATGAAATGATACCGGGGTTGCTGAGTGAATATATCGAACAGTCAGGTTAAGGGGCTACAGCACTCCGCGCGCTCGGGGCTCCGTTCGCTGTACCGGCCAGAGCCGCAAACGGCGGTAGAGTGGGCAGACGAAAATTATTACCTCCCGAAAGAGTCTGCTTATCAGGAAGGGCGCTGGGAAACGCTGCCGTTTCAGCGTGCGATAATGAATGCGATGGGTAATGACTATATCCGTGAGGTTAATGTCGTTAAGTCTGCCCGTGTAGGCTATTCAAAAATGCTGCTCGGCGTGTATGCGTATTTCATCCAGCATAAACAACGTAACTCACTTATCTGGTTACCTACCGACGGTGATGCAGAGAACTTCATGAAGTCCCATGTCGAACCGACAATCAGGGATATCCCCACGCTATTGGCGCTGGCACCCTGGTACGGTAAAAAACACCGGGACAACACGTTGAGCATGAAACGTTTCTCGAATGGGCGCGGTTTCTGGTGCCTCGGTGGTAAAGCTGCAAAAAACTACCGTGAAAAATCGGTTGATGTGGCGGGTTATGACGAGCTGGCGGCATTTGACGAGGATATCGAGAAAGAGGGCTCTCCAACGTTTCTGGGTGATAAACGTATTGAAGGGTCGGTCTGGCCTAAATCCATACGAGGATCCACACCCAAAATTAAAGGAACGTGCCAGATTGAACGTGCCGCCAAAGAGTCGGAGCATTTCTTACGCTTCTATGTTCCCTGCCCACACTGTGGGGAAGAGCAGTACCTTAAATTCGGCGATAAAGAGACGCCATTCGGATTCAAGTGGACGCCGGGGGATCCTGCCAGCGTTATATACCTGTGTGAGCACAATGCCTGCGTAATTAAACAGCAGGAGCTCGATTTTTCGCAGGCGAGGTACATCTGTGATGAAACCGGGATCTGGACGCGCGACGGCCTTTGCTGGTTTTCATCATCGGGTACCGAAATTGATCCGCCTGACAGCGTTACCTTTCACGTCTGGACGGCCTATAGCCCCTTCACAACATGGGTGCAAATCGTCAAGGACTGGATCAAGACAAAAGGCGACACGGGGAAACGTAAGACGTTCGTCAACACAACGCTTGGTGAAACGTGGGAGCCTAAAATTGGTGAGCGTCCTGATGCTGAGGTGATGGCCGAACGTATTGAGCACTTCGGGGCCAGGGTGCCGGAGCGCGTGGCCTACCTTACTGCCGGTATTGACTCCCAGCTTGACCGTTACGAAATGCGTGTCTGGGGCTGGGGGCCTGGCGAGGAAAGCTGGCTTATCGACAAAATTATCATTATGGGTCGCCATGATGATGAATCCACGCTTCTCAGGCTGGACGAGGCGATCAACAAAACCTATCCGAGGCCTAACGGCGTTGAGATGCTTATTTCCCGCATCTGCTGGGATATCGGCGGCATAGACCCAACGATTGTTTATAACCGCTCGAAAAAGCATGGTCTGTTTCGTGTCATTCCTGTTAAAGGCGCATCTGTTTACGGCAAGCCCGTGGCGAATATGCCTCGCAAGCGTAACAAGAATGGCGTTTATCTCACTGAGGTAGGAACAGACACCGCGAAAGAGCAGATTTATAACCGTTTCACGCTGGTGGCAGAAGGCGACGAGCCGCTGGCGGGTGCGGTTCACTTCCCTAATAACCCTGAAATATATGATTTAGCTGAGGCTCAGCAGCTTACGGCTGAAGAGCAGGTTGAGAAGTGGGTAGACGGGAAGAAAAAAATCGTCTGGGACAGTAAAAAACGACGAAACGAGGCGCTTGACTGTTTTGTCTACGCGCTTGCAGCTCTGCGGATAAGTATCTCCCGCTGGCAGCTGGATCTGGATTCTCTTCTGGCCAGCTTACGGGAAGAAGACACTGGCCGTAAAAATAACAAATCTCTGGCTGATTATGCCAGGGCATTAGCGGGAGATGAATAATGGCAACACAGGCTGAACTGGATGCCGCGCGCGCAGCGTTACATGACCTGATGATGGGGAAACGGGTTGCGACGGTACAGAAAGACGGTCGAAAGGTGGAATTTACGGCGACCTCAGTCAGCGATCTGAAAAAGTACATCGCCGATCTTGAGTCACAGGTCGGTACCACTTCACGACGCCGCGGGCCGGCAAGGTTCTACGCATGAAAATTCCTTCTTTAGTTGGCCCCGACGGGAAAACCTCCCTGAGGGAATATGCAGGCTATCACGCCGGTGGCGGCGGATTCGGTGGGCAGCTGAGTGCCTGGAATCCCCAGAGTGAAAGTGCTGACGCCGCACTTCTGCCGAACTTCGCCCGGGGGAATGCCCGTGCTGATGATCTGGTCCGAAACAATGGTTATGCGGCAAACGCCGTGCAGTTGCACCAGGATCACATCGTCGGGTCTTTTTTTAGACTGAGTTACTGCCCGAGCTGGCGATATCTCGGCATTAAAGAAGAGGAAAGCCGGGCGTTTGCAAGGGAGGTGGAGGCCGCCTGGTATGAATATGCGGAGGATGACTTTTGCGGGATTGATGCCGAGCGCAAGCGAACCTTTACCATGATGATCCGCGAAGGTGTCGCGACGCACGCTTTTAACGGTGAGTTGTGCGTTCAGCCTACCTGGGACAGTGATTCATCGAGACTTTTTCGCACGCAATTTAAAATGGTTAGTCCAAAACGCGTGAGTAATCCCGGTAATACAGGTGACACGCGTAACTGTCGCGCGGGTGTCAAAATCAGTGATAGCGGCGCAGCGCTGGGGTACTACGTCAGCGAAGACAGCTATCCTGGCTGGATGTCGCAAAAATGGACCTATATACCACGGGAACTGCCGGGCGGAAGGCCATCATTCATCCATGTTTTTGAACCGCTTGAGGATGGACAGACCCGCGGCGCAAACGTGTTTTACAGCGTGATGGAGCAGATAAAAATGCTCGACACCCTGCAAAATACTCAGCTCCAGAGCGCGATAGTGAAGGCCATGTATGCGGCCACCATCGAAAGTGAGCTTGATACCGATACGGCGATGGACTTTATTCTCGGCGCGGATAGCAAGCAGCAAAATAAGTTGACGGGCTGGCTTGGCGAAATGGCATCTTATTACGCCGCGGCGCCGGTTCGCCTCGGTGGCGCGAAAGTGCCTCATCTTTTGCCGGGCGATTCACTGAACCTTCAGTCAGCGCAGGATACCGATAACGGTTATTCCACCTTTGAACAATCCCTTCTGCGCTATATCTCGGCTGGTCTTGGTGTGTCGTATGAGCAACTTTCACGCAACTACTCTCAGATGAGCTATTCGACAGCGCGCGCCAGCGCCAATGAATCCTGGGCGTTCTTTATGGGGCGTCGGAAGTTTGTCGCGGCCCGGCAGGCCTGTCAGATGTTCGTCTGCTGGCTCGAAGAGGCGATTGCGCGCCGGGTTGTCACGCTCCCGTCCAAAGCCAGGTTTAGCTTCCAGGAGGCGAGAACCGCATGGGGTAACGCCAACTGGATTGGCTCGGGGCGCATGGCTATTGATGGGCTGAAGGAGGTGCAGGAGGCCGTAATGCTGATCGAGGCCGGTCTCAGCACATATGAGAAGGAGTGTGCCAAACGCGGAGATGACTATCAGGAAATATTTTCTCAGCAGGTACGTGAAACTATGGAGCGCCGCCAGGCGGGACTTAAACCTCCGGCATGGGCGGCTGCTGCTTTCGACGCAGGGCTGAAAAAATCAAACGAGGAGGATAAAGATGACGCCAGAGCTGCGTAATCTCCCGCACATTGCCAGCATGGCCTTCAATGAGCCGCTGATGCTTGAACCCGCCTACGCGCGGGTTTTCTTTTGCGCGCTGGCAGGCCAGTTGGGTATCACCCGTCTGACGGATCCCGCTTCTGGCGTCACGCTCGGTGCGGAACAAATTGCAGAGCCGCTGGCGCTGTTTGGCGATGATGAGGAAATGGGGCCCCGGCCAGCGCGGAGCTATCAGGTAACAAACGGGATCGCGGTGCTTGCCGTTTCCGGCACGCTGGTCAGCAAAACCCGGTCACTGCAGCCTTATTCCGGTATGACGGGCTATAACGGGATCATTGCCCGCCTGCAGCAGGCAATCAGCGATCCCGGCGTGGACGGTATCCTGCTAGATATGGACACGCCGGGCGGGATGGTGTCCGGTGCTTTTGACTGTGCCGATATTATTGCCCGGATGCGGGATATCAAGCCCGTCTGGGCGCTGGCGAACGATATGAACTGCAGCGCAGGGCAGCTTATTGCCAGTGCTGCATCACGACGGCTTGTCACGCAAACGGCCAGAACCGGATCTATCGGCGTCATGATGGCGCACAGTAATTATGGCGCTGCACTGAAAACTAACGGCGTTGAGGTCACGCTGATTTACAGCGGCGATCACAAAGTCGACGGCAATCCTTACGAAAAACTACCGAAGGACGTTCGCGCTGATTTTCAGACGCGTATCGATGCCACTCGTCAGATGTTTGCCGAAAAGGTTTCCGCTTATACCGGCATGTCAGTGCAGGCCGTACTGGACACCGAAGCGGCTGTCTTCTCAGGCCAGGAGTCCGTGGATAACGGTCTGGCGGATGAACTTGTTAACAATACCGATGCGCTCGGCGTGATGCTTGAAGCACTCGACAGACGCAAAAAAACAACCACTGGAGGAACTATGCCATCACCTTCTGCATCTGCAGCGACCAATCAGCCAACTGAGCAGGTCACCACCGTTGACACAACAACCACGGCTTTAACGGCCCCGGCAGACCTCAGCGCTCAGGTTTCGGCAGCCGTAGCCGCCGAGAACGGTCGCATCATGGGTATTCTGAACTGCGAAGAGGCAAAAGGTCGCGAATCACAGGCCCGCGCGCTGGCCGAAACGCCGGGCATGACGGTCGAGAGTGCGCAGCGCATTCTGGCCGCGGCGCCGCAAAGCGCCCAGGCGCGTACCGATACGGCGCTGGATCGTCTGATGGAAACCGCACCTGGCGCTCTTTCTGCCGGGAATGTCTCTGCTGAAGCCGGCGACGATTTGTTAAACACCCCCGTATAAGAGGCTAACATGGCAATCACCGAAGTATTTACTCATCACCAGCCGCTCGGTAACAGCGATCCGGTACACACTGCGTATGCACCGGGCGAACTGACAGCATCCACCCCGGCAATGACCCCGCTCATGCTCGATGCTACGTCAGGCAAGCTAACTGTCTGGGACGGCGAGAATGCAGGTGCAGCAACCGGCATTCTGGCGGTTACTGCTGACCAGAGCAGTGCAGAACTGGCATTTTATAAATCCGGTTCGTTCCGCATCGAAGATGTGCTCTGGCCATCTGCCGTTACCGACGAAAATATCAAGCGTAACGCGTTCGCCGGTACTGCGATCAGCATCGTTTAATCACCCTCAACTTTCATAAAAGCCGCATATGCGGCTTTTTTTACGGGAAAATTCTATGTCAGTGTACACAACAGCCCAGCTTCTGGCGGTCAATGAGAAGAAATTCAAGTTCGATCCGCTCTTCCTGCGCATCTTCTTTCGCGAAACTTATCCCTTCAGTACAGAAAAAGTCTACCTGTCGCAAATTCCTGGCCTGGTCAACATGGCTCTTTACGTGTCGCCGATTGTCTCCGGGAAAGTGATCCGTTCCCGTGGCGGCAGCACGTCGGAATTTACGCCTGGTTATGTGAAGCCTAAGCATGAAGTTAACCCGCTGATGACTCTTCGCCGCCTGCCTGATGAAGACCCACAAAATCTGGCCGACCCTGCCTATCGCCGCCGCCGCATCATCCTTCAAAACATGAAAGATGAAGAGCTGGCAATCGCGCAGGTTGAAGAAAAACAGGCCGTTGCTGCAGTCCTCAGTGGTAAATACACCATGAACGGGGAAGCGTTTGAGCCGGTTGAAGTTGATATGGGCCGCAGTGCCGGTAACAACATCACCCAGGCGGGTGCAGCTGCCTGGTCTTCTCGCGACAAAAAAACGTACGACCCGACCGATGATATTGAAGCGTACGCGCTTAACGCCAGCGGTGTGGTCAACATTATCGTCTTCGATCCGAAGGGCTGGGCGTTGTTCCGCTCCTTTGACGCGGTGAAGGAAAAGCTGGATACGCGTCGCGGTTCAAGCTCTGAGCTGGAAACCGCCGTGAAAGACCTGGGAATGGCCGTCTCTTATAAGGGGATGTATGGCGACGTGGCCATCGTTGTGTACTCCGGTCAGTACATCGAGGATGACGTCAAAAAGAACTACCTGCCGGATCTGACAATGGTGCTGGGAAATACCCAGGCGCGCGGTCTGCGTACCTATGGCTGCATTCTGGATGCAGATGCCCAGCGCGAAGGCATTAATGCTTCAACGCGCTACCCGAAAAATTGGGTGCAAACGGGCGACCCGGCACGTGAGTTCACTATGATTCAGTCAGCTCCGCTGATGCTGCTGCCAGATCCTGACGCGTTCGTTTCAGTCAAGCTGGCATAACTTTCCCAAGTGGCCCTGTCGGGCCACATTTCTGGAGTATTTCCCATGACAGAAAAAGAAACCCTTATCGCCCGACTGAAAGAGCTGGGCGTAAAGCTTGATCGTGAGGTCAACGTCACAGGCACGATCCAGGAGCTTACGTTACGTATTTCTGAGCTCGAAGAGGAACTCGACGAAGACGGAGAAGAGGGAGCGGAAGCGGCCAGTAGTGCTGTTACCAGCACGTCGAGCCAGCCTGGCGCGGATAATACTTCTGGCTCGATTACCGAAAATCCTGCATCAACAGAGATCGGCGCGCTGGTGGCGGTTGAAACGCTGGTGACCTTGCACATAAACGCGCTTCACGCCACGCGTAACGAGTCTGTGTCTATTGTCGAGCCTGGTGTCGTTATCCGCGTGACTGACGTAGAGGCTAACGACCTGATATCTCGGGAGCTGGCCCGGGAAATCTGACAGGGGGCCTAATGGCTGATTTCGACAATCTTTTTGATGAAGCGATGGCGCGCGCGGATACCACTATACGTGGAGTGATGGGCGCAGAGGCAAGGATAACCTCAGGATCTTTATCCGGCGTCACGCTCCGGGGGGTCTTTGACGATCCAGAGAACATTGGTTACGCCGAAGTGGGGATCCGAATTGATGGAACCAGGCCGACGTTGTTTGTGAACACATCGGATGTTAGCGGGCTGGAAAGGCTGGATACGCTGAAGGTTAACGGGCGTGAATTTTGGGTTGATCGCGTTGGTCCGGATGATTGCGGGTCCTGCCATGTTTGGCTGGGTAGTGGATCACCTCCCGGCGGTTCGCGGCGTCGTTAAGGAGCATTCATGTCGATAAAAGGTCTTGAGCAGGCGATCGCTAACCTGGATAGCCTGGACAGAAATATGGTTCCCAATGCCAGCGCATGGGCTGTGAACCGGGTTGCTGCTAATGGCGTCTCGGTTGCCGTCCGAAGGGTGGCGAAAGAAACGGTAGCCGGTGATAACCGCGTTTCGGGGATACCTGTAAAGCTGGTCAGACAAAGGGTGAGAATCAACAAAGCCTCGGCTTCAGGGCACTCAGCGGCCCGAATTAAGGTTAACCGGGGCAACCTTCCCGCCATCAAACTCGGTGCCGCGCAGGTCAGGGCGACGAACCGAAAAGGCCCGCTGGTTCGAAAAAGTAGCGTGCTGAGAATTGGCCGTTATGTTTTTCGCGACGCCTTTATCCAGCGCCTGGCGAACGGCCGCTGGCACGTAATGAAGCGCATTGCAGGAAAAAGTCGTTATCCCATCGACGTGGTCAAAATCCCATTGTCCGCGCCCCTCACTACTGCTTTCGAAGCAGAGAAGAAACGCATGCTTGAAGAGGAAATGCCAAAACAACTTGGCTATGCCCTCAGGCAACAACTGAGGTTGCATCTGACACGATGAAACACACTCTCATTCGCCAGAAAATTATTGATGTGCTTGAAGAGGCCATCGGGATCGACGTCATGTTTTTTGACGGGCGCCCGGCTGTCATTGAGGAGGAGGATTTTCCTGCCGTCGCGGTCTATCTGACCGATGCGGAGTATACCGGCGAAGAACTTGATGCCGATATGTGGGCGGCAACGCTACATATCGAGGTCTTCCTGTCCTCGCAGGTACCAGATTCCGAACTGGATGAATGGATGGAAAGCCATATCTATCCGGCCCTCGCTGATGTTCCCGGCCTCGATTCACTGTTAACGCTTATGGTTCCACAAGGCTTCGATTACCAGCGCGATGATGCGATGGGGCTGTGGACCTCCGCCGATATGAAATATTCAATCACTTACGAAATGTGAGGAAAACATGCCAACACCAAATCCACTTGCTCCTGTAAAAGGCGCCGGTACGACGCTCTGGCTTTACACCGGAACGGGCAACGCTTTCGCTAACCCACTCTCTGATATCGACTGGAATCGCCTGGCGAAAATCAAAGAGCTGACGCCGGGCGAAATGACCGCCGAATCGTATGACGACACTTACCTCGACGACGAGGATGCCGACTGGAACGCGACGGCCCAGGGGGCAAAATCTGCTGGCGATACCTCGTTCACCCTCGCCTGGAAGCCGGGCGAAGAAGGGCAAAAAGACCTGGTCGCATGGTTTATTGATGGCTCAGTACGCTATTACAAAATCAAATACCCGAACGGTACCGTCGACGTTTTCCGCGGCTGGTGCAGTAGCCTGGGTAAAGCCATTCCGGCAAAAGAGGTCATTACCCGTACAGCGAAAATCACCAATACCGGCAAGCCGGAACTGGCTGAAGAAAGCGGGACCCCGAATATCCCCGTGACCGGTGTTACGCTCGATAAAGCCACTGCAAGCGTGTTTGTGGGCGCAACCACAACGCTCAATGTGACGGTGAACCCTGCCAGCGCCTCAGATACCTCGTTCCGCGTGGCAACCTCAGACGGGGCCAAAGCAACGGTCACCGTTAGCGGCAACGCGATCACCGTCACCGGCGTGGCGGCAGGCACCGCTGACGTTATTGTTATGACCAGCGACGGTAATTTCGTTGCGGTCTGCAAAGTCACCGTAACTGCAGCGTAAGGAAGGACGCATGTTTCTGAAAAAAGAGAAGTTCACCTGGCAAAAAGAATCACTGACCATCTTCGAGCTGTCGGCGCTGCAGCGTATTGAGTACATCACGTTTATGGCCGCAGAGGAAAAGGCCGTCAGCGCTGACAGCGACGGCATCAGCGATCAGGAAATGACGGCCAGGCTGATTGGCTCAAATATTCGCTGCGGTGCGCGTTTGATTGCGATGTCTTTGTGGCATAACGATCCGGCTGGTGCGGATGTGGAGACGCTTTATCAGCAGGTGCTTAGCGGCTGGCCGCCCGAGGCGATTGGTAAAGCAGAAATGGAAATAAAGCTGCTCTCCGGCATGCTCGTTCCGGTTGAGGATGACAACGCTGCCGATCCGGATGCCTCAGCGGAGGCCGAAAGCGCAGAACCCGTTACGGCGGAAAAGCCCTTGCCAGCGAGCTGAAGTTTGTCCTGAATCTGGCGCGCGAGTTCGGGCGACCCGACTGGCGCGCCATGCTGGCTGGAATGACTTCCAGTGAGCTGGGCGACTGGCACCAGTTCTACCGGGAGCATTATTTTCAGGACGCGCAGCTCGATGCGCATTTCTCAGAGCTGCTTTATTCCATCTCCACTCTTTTCTTCCGCGACCCGGAACTTACCCCCGCACATTTCAGCCTGCTTTCTCCTTCGGATGTCGTCATCAGCGATGACGAGCCGGATGATGACACGCTGATGACCGCCGCTGAGGGGATCACAGGAGGTATCCGATATGGCCCAGCAGATTAGCGATCTGGTTATTAAGCTGGATGTTGACCGCGCAACCTTCAGCGAGCAGGTCGCCCGAATCAAAGGGCAACTGACAGGAATGGCGGATGAGTCTGATAAAGTTCAGGCGCGAATGCAGCGTGCTGCGGACCGTCAGAGCGCTGCATTAAAGAGTGTGGGCGACGCTGGCGCGGCGGCCGCCGCAGACATGAAAGCCCGTCAGTCGGCCGCAACGGAAGGGCTGACCAAAGACTGGCAGAGCGTTTCCAGGTCCGTTGATGAAACTCACCGCCGCGTGACCGAGCTTAATCAGCGCATGCGTGAGAATGACGGGCAGGCCGCAGCGCTTGCCCGTCGACAGGATGAACTGGCGGCATCATTTTTCCGCCAGATTGACGGCGTTCGCCAGCTCAATGGTGAAACACAGTCGCTTGCGAACGTGCAGGCGCGCTTTCGCGCAGCGAGGGCACAGGGCAACATAACCCAGCAGGATTATCTCGCCCTTATTTCCCGCACCACGGCCCGGCAAAAAGAACTGCAGATCGTGGAGGAAAAATCGGCCGTAGCGCGCACGCGATTCCTCAGCCAGCTGAAGCAACAGGTTGCAGAGCAAAAGCTCTCCGGTACCGAGCTGCTGCGCATGAAGGCGGCGCAGGTCGGTGCCAGTGATGCGGCTGAGATCTATATCCGCAAGCTTGAAGCTGCCAAAGTGGCCACGCACGGTCTGGGGCTGCAAAGTGCTGCTGCCCGGCAGGAGCTGGGGGTACTTATCGGCGAGGTCATGCGCGGTAACTTCGGTGCGCTGCGCGGCTCCGGGATCACGCTGGCGAACCGGGCGGGATGGATAGACCAGCTGCTGTCGCTGCGCGGCCTGGGGATCGCCGGCTTGGTTGGTGGGATTGCCACGGCGGTTTTCGGGCTGGGTAAGGCCTGGTATGACGGCAGCAAAGAGTCTGAGGAATTTAACAGGCAGCTGATCCTGACCGGGAACTACGCGGGGAAAACGTCAGGGCAGCTTCAGGCGCTGGCGCGCTCGCTGGCCGGTAATGGCATCACGCAGCATGCCGCTGCAGGCGTGCTGGCGCAGGTCGTTGGAAGCGGCGCGTTCAGCGGGAATGACGTCGGCATGGTCAGCAATGTTGCCGCCAGGCTGCAGCAGGCTACCGGGCAGGCCGTCGACGAAACCATAAATCAGTTTAAACGCCTGAAGGATGATCCGGTTAATGCGGTCGCGACGCTTAACGATTCCCTTCACTTTCTGACGGCCACCCAGTATGAACAGATTGCTTCTGCTCAGGCGCTGGGGGATTCGCAGAAAGCTGCCGAGCTGGCCATGCGGGCATATTCCGACGCGGTCATTCAGCGCGCCGGTGCGGTCGAGGATAATCTCGGAACCCTCGAAAAAGCCTGGAACTGGGTGAAGAATGCCGCCTCCGGCGCATGGGATGCGATGCTGGGCGTCGGGCGTAATCCTGACACCGCGATGAAGCGCCAGGACTCTTTTGCTGAATGGCAGGCAGCAGAGAAAGAGTATCGCGCGCTGTCCAGCAATCTTAAAGTCGACCCGGATTATGCCGGTAACAACGTTCTGCAGAAAGCGGATGCGGAAAGGCTCAGAAACGCGCGCCAGCAGGTGGAGCTGAAAAAGCAGGCTTACGATCTTGCCGATCAGCAATACGCCCAGGAAGGGCTGGCAGCCGCGCGGGAAAAAATGCGGACGGACCAGCAGGCTCAGGCAATCCGCAACCAACAGCAGTTTAACCAGCTGGTGGAGTCCGGCGCGACGGCGGCAGAAAAGCGGGCTTCAGCAGAGAAAAAGCTCAGTCAGCTTATTGAGAAAAACCGCCAGGATGCGAAAGACGGTGTCGCCACGCTGTGGACAGAAAAGGACATTGCCGCGGCCCGCGCCGGGATTGAAAAGCAGTGGAAGGATCCAAAAACGCCGAAAGGCAAAAGCTACGCAACGCCCGCCGGGGACAAAGCCGAGGAAAAGGCGCAGGCCGAACTTCTCACCCTTCAGGCCCAGCTTAAAACGCTTGAGCAGCATACCAGCGTGAACGACGTCATAAGTAAACAGCGTCAGGATCTCTGGCAGACTGAAAATCAGTTCACCGTTCTGCAGGAGGCGGCTGGGCGTCGTCAGCTTACGGCGCAGGAAAAATCCCTGCTGGCGCACAAGGAAGAAACGCTCGAGTACAAGCGGCAGCTGGCCGACCTGGGCGATAAGGTTGCCAGCCAGCAAAAGCTCAACCAGCTGGCCGATCAGGCCGTGAAGTTTGAGCAGCAGCAAAAAGCCGCCAGGGCGGGCCTGCAGGCTCAGTCTGAGGGGGTATCCACCCGGGAAGCCGGGCGACAAACTACGCTGCAGCGTCTCAGCGAAAGCTATTCGTACAACCCTCAGGCGCAGCAAAAGGTTCTGGAAGAGCAAAGGGCGACGTTCGAGGCTGAAGATGCCCTGCGCGCAAACTGGCTGGCCGGTGCGAAACAGGGCTGGGCCGAATATCAGGATTCAGCGACAAACGTTTTCAGCTCTGTTCAGCAGATTTCGCAGGCTACGTTCAGCGGGCTGGCGGGCCAGCTTACCAGCCTGACGACAACCGGGAAGGCGAGCTTCAGGGACTTCACCAGCTCGATCCTTAAAATGATTGTGTCCGTTATCAACCAGCTGCTGGTGGCTTATACCATCCAGAGCGCTATGGGCTGGGTGAGCGGCGGGGCGAAAACCTCCTCTGCAGGCCAGTCATTCGCGGTTCCGTCATTCCGGCCACAGGGCTATGACGTGGGCGGTTTTACCGGGCACGGCGGCAAATATGAGCCCGCAGGCGTGGTACATCGCGGGGAATTCGTATTCACCAAAGAATCGACCAGCCGCATCGGTGTGGCAAATCTCTATCGCCTCATGCGCGGGTATGCCTCGGGTGGTCTCGTCGGCAGCGGGAGCGCAGCCGGTGCTGGTATGGGTGGGATCAATGTTTATGCCCCAGTCAGCATCAGCCAGCAGGGGGGAGACGGAAGCATAAATCAGGCGAACGCCACAGGGACGGCGAAACAGCTGCAGGCGATTGTTCAGCAGACAATCACCGAGCGACTGAAAAAAGAAATGTCCGCAGGCGGCGTGCTTTATTCGAGGAGGACACAGTGACGGATACGTTTACCTGGCGCACGAGAAAAACAGCGCAGGGCACTGAAACTGCCCGAACGCTGCAGGCCCAGTTCGGGGATGGCTACAAACAGATAGCAGGGATGGGGATCAACGACAAACAGGAAACGTGGAACCTGGACTGGACGGGCACCAGACAGGAGGCGGCTGCGCTGCGCGCTTTTCTGATGTCTCACGTTACTAAATCGTTCTGGTGGAACACTCCATGGGGTGAAAAAAAGCTGTTCAGAATGAAGGCCGATTCGTTCAGCGTTTCTTTCCCTACCGGGAAAAAAGCCACTGTGGCCTTCACTTTTGAACAGGCGTTCGCACCCTGATTTTCTCGACAAACACTGAAAGCTGCCTCCGGGCGGCTTTTTTTATGGGGGGAGTATGAGTTTTACGGCAGACATCCAACAGCTTGAGCCCGGCAGCGTTATTCAGCTGATTGAGATCGACGGCACTGAATTCGGTATGGATCAGGTGCTGCGTTTTCATGCGCACAATATTCAGGAAGAGGGGTGGGCAGCCTTCGCTGCAGAAAATCTGCCCGCCATTATCTGGCAGGGAAACCAGTACGATCCCCATCCCTACGAACTGAAGGGGATGGAGTTGTCGAGTACCGGTTCCCAGCCAACGCCCACGCTGTCCGTCGGGAACGTCGGAAACTATGTCACCGCGCTGTGTCTTGAAAATGACGATATGGTCAGGGCTAAGGTCAAAATCCATACCACGCTTTCGAAGTATCTCGATGCCGCCAACTGGAAAAACGGTAATCCTGGTGCCAGCCCGGCCGATGAGCGCGTTCAGCTCTTTTACGTCAATGCTAAAACCGCAGAGACGCGGGTACAGGTTGATTTCGAACTGTGTTCACCTTTCGATATTCAGAGCCTGCAGCTGCCTACACGGCAGATTACGCCTGTCTGCACCTGGTGTATGCGGGGCTGGTACCGAAGCGGGACCGGATGCGATTACAACGGCACGAAATACTTTACCAAAGACGGTATGCCGACCGATGACCCGTCGAAAGACGTTTGTGGCGGCCGTCGGCTGGATTGTCAGGATCGTCACGGCCCGGACGCGCCGCTGCCGTTCGGTGGTTTTCCGGCCGCTAACCTGCAGGGAAAATAAAGATGCGTGAAAAATTGCTGGATGCTATCCGTCAGCACGTCGCTGCTGAATACCCCAAAGAAGCCTGCGGTCTGATAATTCAGTCAGGCCAGCAGCAAATCTTTATTCCCTGCCGCAACATTGCAGATAAGCCTGAGGAGACATTCACGCTCTCCCCGGAAGATCAGCTCGCTGCCCGCGCGCGCGGTGAGATCATCATGCTCATTCATTCCCATCCGGATGTGGTTCGGCTGGTGCCCTCGGAGCTGGACCGGATCCAGTGCGACTGGTCGGGGATTGAGTGGGGGATCATGTCCTGGCCGGACGGGGATTTTTGTACGATTTCCCCGCGTGAAGACCGGGATTATGCCGGGCGGCAGTGGGTACTGGGTTACGCCGACTGCTGGTCGCTTATCCGTGAATTTTATCTGCGCGAATACGGCATTGTTCTCGGGAACTATTCAGTACCTTACGAATGGTGGGAGAGCGGCAAGGAACGGCTCTACGACGACAACTGGGAGCGTGAGGGATTTGTTGAGATTGCCGCCGGTGCAATGCAGCCCGGGGACATCATCATGATGAGTGTGCAGGCATCGGTGACTAATCATGCCGCGGTATATGTGGGTGACAACATCATTCTCCATCATCTTTTCGGGCACCTTTCTTCGCGAACGCCTTATGGAAAATATTATCGCGACAGAACGGTCCGGGTGGTCAGGCATAAGGACAGAATGCATGGTTAAGACGCTTATTCTCGAAGGTAAAATGGCTAAAAAATTCGGTAAACGCGTTCAGTTTGACGTTGCCGACCTGCGCGAAATGCTCAGGGCCATGTGTTCACAGGTTCCCGGATTCAAAAAATACATGTCGGAAGCTCATATGAAGGGGATCCGTTTCGCCTTTTTTAACGGCGACAACAATATCGGGCTGGAAGAGTTTGATATGACCCGCGGGGGAAGCGTGTACCGGATCGTGCCCGTTTATGAGGGGGCCAAAAGTTCGGGCGTCCTTCAGATAGTTGTCGGCGCTGTTGCGCTGGTCGCTGCATTCTTTACCGCTGGTGCGAGCATGGCAGCCTGGGGGGCGGCCATGAGTGCAACAGCCATCAGCGCCACGTCAATTCTGACCGGGGTTGGGGTGTCAATGATGCTGGGCGGCGTTGTCCAGATGCTCACACCCCAGCCATCCTTCGGCGCGGGTAAATCCTCCAGCACGGACAACACGCCTAACTATGCCTTCGGGGCGCCGGTCAATACCGTCGCTATGGGGCATCCTGTCCCCCTGGCCTACGGTCTGATCGAGGCTGGGGGAGCGATAGTCAGCGCCGGTATGTACTCGAGCGATCAGCAATAGTGAAATGCAACCGAATAAGATGAACGTTACATTGCAATCTCCCTTGGTTATCATGTCCAAAACGATGCCGATCAAGGAGATGAAAGTGAAAAAATACGGTTTGGTCTTATTTGGTGTGCTCTTTATTTCAGGTTGTGCCCCACAAAATCAGAATAACAATTTACAAAAGCAATACGCTGATTTAGCAAATTGTGAAGATAACATTACGATGCCAAAACAAATGCCGCATAGTAAAAAGGAGTTTGCGGACTTTTTATCTAAGGCTGCGCTTAATGCCTCGGCAGATCAGTTTGTTATTCAGAAGCGTATAGAGATTCTTCAATTAGTTGGATGGGATAATTCGGTAGCTGATGCAATAACAACATGTAGCGCCACCAGAAAGAGCAAGCTTAAAGAAATTGGGGCGAATGTGTTTGAAACCATGAAAGCCAATACTAAAGACACAGAGGAACGTCGTGCTCTTGTTGAGGCTTACAGTTCGTGGGAGGCTTATGTAACCAGCCAAACTCCGCTCGCAAAACAGGACTTTGACTCTAAAGTTAGCTATTACAAAAACATGTAATAAAAGGCCATCATTAATACTAACAATTAACCCAGCTCAGGCTGGGTTTTTTAATGGGGTAAAAATGCAACTTCTCCATGGTGAAACCATCATACAGGGTGCTAAAGGGGGCGGTGGGAGCGCCCATACTCCGGTTGAGCAACCTGACGATCTGCTGTCGGTCGCAAAATTAAAAATGCTCATTGCCGTTTCTGAGGGGGAAATACAGGGCGACCTGACCGCTCAGAATATTTTTCTCAACGATACGCCGCTGGCAAACGACAGTGGGGAATACAACTTCAGCGGCGTGAAATGGGAGTTCCGCAAGGGCACACAGGACCAGACCTATATTGCCGGGATGCCCCAGGTCGATAACGAGTTGGCGGTGGGCACAACTGTCACCACCACCGCGCCCTGGACGCGCCAGTTTACCAACCTTTCCCTGGATGCCATCCGCATCAAGCTCAGCCTTCCGGTCCAGTATCTCTATAAAGATAACGGCGATATGGTGGGCACGGTCACCGAGTATGCGATCGATTTATCTACGGACGGCGGCGCCTGGAAAACGGTTGTAAACGGCAAGTTTGACGGAAAGACCACGACGGAATATCAGCGTGACCACCGTATCGATCTGCCAAAATCCACGTCCGGCTGGTCTGTCAGGGTCAGGCGTATTACGGCTGATGCCAGCGGATCAAATTCGAAACTGGTTAACGCCTTCAAGGTGTTTTCGTATGCAGAAGTCATCGACAGCAAGCTTCGTTATCCTTTAACCGCACTCCTGTATGTTGAAGTGGACAGCAGCCAGTTCAACGGCAGCGCGCCGAAAGTGACCTGTAAGATAAAAGGCAAGCTGATTAAGGTTCCGGATAATTACGATCCGATAACCCGAACCTATTCTGGCTCATGGTCCGGCGGGTTCAAAATGGCCTGGTCCAATAACCCCGCCTGGATATTTTACGATCTGGTTCTGGATGAAATTTACGGCATGGGCACGCGCGTGGATGCGTCCATGGTGGATAAGTGGGCGCTGTATTCAATCGCCCAGTACTGTGACGCAATGGTTTCCGACGGGGCCGGTGGCACCGAACCGCGTTTCACCTGCAACGTTTTCATTCAGAGCCAGGAGGACGCCTGGCAGGTACTTAACGATCTCGCCGCGGTATTTCGTGGAATAACGTTCTGGGGCAACGATCAGATTTATGTCCAGGCAGACGTCCCGCAGGACGATGTTGACTGGGTTTATAACGTCTCAAACGTTATCGATGGGCTGTTTACTTATGCGGGCGGCTCATACAAGAATCGCTACAGCTCCTGCCTGGTGTCCTGGTCCGATCCGCAGAACCATTACAGCGATACCGTTGAGGGGGTTTACGATTCGGCGCTTGTAGAACGTTACGACGTCCGGCAGACGTCCCTGACCGCAATCGGCTGCACCTCGCAAAGTGAAGCGCACCGACGTGGTCGCTGGGTATTGCTCTCCAATGCCAAAGACGGGACCGTATCGTTTGGCGTGGGGCTGGACGGTTATATCCCTTTGCCCGCTGAAATTATCGGTGTCGCCGATCCTTTCCGCTCTGGTAAGGAGAACGGGGGCCGCATAAGCGCGGTCAACGGCCGCCAGATTACCCTCGATCGAGAAATAGACTACGCGGCGAAAGACCGGCTGGTGGTTAACCTTCCCGACGGAAAAGCCCAGACGCGGACAATCAGCGCGGTGAGCGCCGATAAAAAAACGGTGACGGTGGCTACGGCATTCAGTCAGGTTCCTGTGGCGGGCGCTGTCTGGGCGATAGACAGTGATAACCTCGCAATACAGTACTTCAGGGTCACCTCAATCGCGGCTAACGACGACAGCACAGGCGGTTTCACTATTACGGCCGTTCAGCACGATCCAAACAAATATCGTTACATCGATGACGGCGTTCGGGTCGAGTCTCCCCCGATCACCGTCACGCCGATAAGCGTCCTGTCTGCTCCGAAGAATATCGTGGTGACTGAGAGCGATCATGTGTCTCAGGGGCTGAATGTAGCAAGCCTGGACGTGTCATGGGATAAGGTAGAGGGCGCAATCCGGTATGTTGCCCAGTGGCGTAAGGACAACGGGGACTGGATAAACGTTCCGGTTACCAGCGCGCAGGGTTTCTCGGTTCAGGGCATTTATTCGGGCAGCTATGACGTGCGCGTACGGGCACTGAATGCGCAGGATACGTCGTCACCATGGGGATACGGTGAAACAACTTATCTCTCCGGTAAAACGGGAAAACCGGGTACTCCGCTCAACTTCCTGGCGACCGAAGATGTGGTCTGGCATATCGACCTGACCTGGAAATTTCCGGATGGCTCAGGAGACACGGCCTATACAGAGATTCAGCGCGCCACAACTGCCGACTACGCCAATCCTGAACTGATGGTCCTGGTGCCGTACCCGGCTGCAGATTATCAGCATGGCCCCATGCCGGCCGGCGTTCGCCAGTGGTACCGCGCGCGCCTGATTGACCGTATCGGTAACGCCGGGGACTGGACCGACTGGGTCATGGGCACGTCCTCGATAGATGTCAGCGAAATAACCAATGACATTCTGGAGGATATGAAAGAGTCGGAAACGTTCAAAGACCTGATCGAGAACGCGGTGGACAGCAACGAAAAAATTGCTGGTATGGCTGACGACATCAAACAGGCCAACGACGAACTGGAGCAGCAGGCGAAGGATATTGCCAAAAATGCCCAGGACGTCGGGAAGGCTCAGACCAGCGTTAATGAGCTTTCGAGCACGGTCGGTGAAGTGTCGTCTTCCCTCTCAGAGCTTGAGCAGACCGTTGCGACGGCTGATACCGCACTGGGCCAGCGAATCGACAGCATCAGCGTGTCTATGGACGGCATGACGGGCGGGGTGAAGAACTCAGCCATTGCCATTATCCAGAACGGGCTGGCGCAGGTGGCCACACGCAAAAGACTTTCCGCGACGGTCGCCGGTAACAGTGCGCAGCTGGATCGTATTGATGAGGTAATCGTTAATGAGAAGGAGGCAACCGCGCGCTCTCTGCTGAGCCTGCAGACGGACGTCAACGGCAACAAGGCATCCATCAACAGCCTGAACCAGACGTTCTCCGATTACCAGCAGGCTATGGCCACGCAGGTAAACAGCATCACAGCAACAGTCAATGGTCACACTTCTGCGATCACCACCAACGCGCAGGCCATAGCGAACGTAAACGGCGACCTGAAGGCGATGTACAGCATCAAGGTCGGGCTTTCGAGCAATGGTCAGTATTACGCGGCAGGGATGGGGATCGGCGTGGAGAATACGCCGTCCGGGATGCAGTCGCAGGTTATCTTCTTGGCTGACCGCTTCGCGGTAACGCACCAGGCAGGAGCGACCGTTACGCTTCCGTTCGTGATTCAGAACGGGCAGACCTTTATCCGAAATACTGTGATTGGCGAAGGGACTATCGACAACACCAAAATCGGCAGCTACATCCAGTCCACAACCTGGGACGGCACCGGGAACGTTGGCTGGCACATCAATAAGTCGGGCTATGCAACCTTCAACAACGTGACCGTTCGCGGATCGATTTACGCCACAAACGGTAATTTTTCATTTAACGGATCCGGTAATACCACAGTCATTAACGGTAATGGTGTCACCATCAATATTCCGGGTGGTGGCCGGATCGTACTTGGAACATGGTCATAAAATGCCGACAGGATTATTGATAGAACTGAATGACGGCGGAAAGCGTATGGAGATAACGGCGGGCCTGAGATGTCCGTCGTATGGGGCCAGTTTTGACAGTGGTTACCAGAAAGCAAAATACGCGGATATTGCCGGTTATGTTTCAGGGGCGCAGGTGCTGTTTATCCCGCACGCTACGGCTTACCTTGATTCAGGTCTGCTTCATAAGATGAACTCGGTCACCATATCGGGGGGCCGCGTCACGCAGAACTCAACGATGAAAGACAACCGCATCAGCGAACGGGATAGCACTTACACGTTTCCGGGAAGCCTATGGCAGATATTCCCGACAGGTCAGCGAAGTGGTGTGGGCTTGCTCATCAGCAACAGTACAGACTTCACCTCGATAACCAATGCCACACAGTCAGGCCAGTGTATCTGGAAGGGTACCGTTAATGTTCCGACCGGGGGTTGGGCGGTTCCCACGATAGCAGGTTATGACAAGTCGAAATATATCGTTTTTGGACGCTGCAACAGCGGCAATACGATTGACTTCGACGGAAATACGGTCAGGTTCTTCAGCCCTCCGTCCACGAATGATGACGCCCCCGCAACAGGCACGATAGACATCGTTATCTTCGCCAGCGGTGTAGCGCCGCAGCCTGGTACCGGCCTCAATATTTTCAATGCTGCCGGTGCCTGTACGTTTTCAACCACAAAACGGCCATTCGTATATCTGAACCAACTCTGGAGCCCTTCGACAAGCGCCGTGAGCATCGGTAGCGGCTATGTTCCGCTGGGGAGATTTGGGCTGATGGTTCATATGGTCAATGGCATGTACGTGTATCGGATGTTCGGGATAAAAATACAGAACGGGAACGCTTCAGTTCAGGGAGGGAAATATCTTGGTCGCGAGCAGTATGCCATTTTCGGTAATAACACGATAACGCCGCTCAGCCTTCCGGTTCTGCCTGATATGTACGTCTGAATTAACTGTATATTCAAATCAACCTCGCTTCGGCGGGGTTTTTTATTGCCTGGAGAAAATATGCTTTATAACACCGGCACCATCGCCGTTAATGGAAATACAGCAACCGGCACCGGCACGAACTGGACGGCACCCGCCAGCCAGGTTCGCGCTGGCCAGACGATTATCGTGATGTCTAACCCGGTGCAGCTGTTCCAGATTTCATCCGTGAACAGCGCGACGTCTTTGACGGTTACGCCAGCTGCTTCCCCGGCGCTGAGCGGCCAGAAGTATGGAATCCTGGTGTCAGACAATATCTCAGTCGACGGCCTGGCACAGGCCATGTCGCAGCTCATCAAAGAGTATGACGAGAACATCGGCGCGTGGGAGACGTTCGCCACTACCTCAGCAAACCAGAGCATCACGGTTACCATCAATGGCACCCCTGTTACGATCCCCGGCATCGGTAAACTGGCGCAGAAAGGGAGTAACGGTGCGCTGGCTGTTGCTGACGGCGGAACCGGAGCAACAAAGGCAGAAGACGCTCGCACAAACCTCGGTTTAGGAAGTAGTGCGTTGAAGAATTTGCAAAGCACAACCGAGGATAAAACGACTGGGGCTGTTTTGCAGGTCGGCTCCTTCGGTTTGGGTGCAGAGGCACCAGTTATTCCTGCCAATGATGCTAACCAAATTACTGGCTATAACGGTTTTGTTTCAGGTGCTGGGGCTCCTGGAACGAACTGGGTAAACGTATACGGCCCTATGCTCGTTATGAGGAGAATCAGTGCCGTTGCTCAGGTCCAGGTAAACGCTGTGGGTGGACTGGCATCACGCTACGGTCTGGTTACGGACATGACCGTTAACAATGGCGGGGCGTGGTGCGTTCACTGGCATGACAGAAACACAACTGTGGACTCAAGCGGGTTCATAAAACGGGCTTCGCCTATCGTTAAGTTGTTTTCTGATGGAGGCTACGAAACAAATGATGAATCTGAGGGGTGCACAGTTCGCCGTATCGAAACAGGCCAATATCTTATAGAAGGATGTCATGGCCTGAATGCAGAGGCTATTTGGGGCGGGGTTGATGGTGGTTTTGAGATCCCCTCAGACCGTAATAAACAGCCGCTGGTATGGCTGGATTATGAGGTAAATGCTGATGGTTCGGTGTTGGTTAAAACGTATCATCGAGCACACCCCGAAGCGCCGACGTTCGCCAGGAATGAACTGCAGGGTATCAACGACGGCGACCCAATCGACATTCCCCGCGATCAGTTTGTGTCCGTGCGTGTCGAAATGCCTGGCGATTCTGTATACAACCAGAAACTCAGAGCCGTAGAGCTAATCCTTGCTACTGATGAAGGTGAATAAAGGTCGGTTTAGGAGATAGCGTCACAGCCAACTTTGGAAGCCTCGAAATTGGAGCGAAGAAAGCCTCTTCTGCAAGCTTCGTTGATTTCCATTTTCTTGGCACTAACGACTATGACGCGCGAATCCTGTGCGGTGGTAATTCCAGTGGTGCCATGGGGAAAGGAGACTTTACATTTTACGCAGGGAGATACATTTTTATCGGCGATAGCTTTGAATTTCGTAATCCAATTACCTGCCAGAACAGCATAAGCGCATCAGCTAAAATCGCGACCAGTGCTGATATGGAATGCAAAACTAAAATTGCTGTTTTGGCCCCAGCTGACAATCAGAATGCCCACGTATGGTTCTATGGCACAGGTGGGGCATCCAGGGGGGTTATTTATTCCGGGCAGACAGGAATCATTCAGATCCGTCCTGACAACAATGATAATGGAGGCTCCAACGGATACTCTTTTGCGTTTGGGGCTGATGGTAAGTTCACCTGCGTCACGATGAATCAGACTTCGGATGAACGAGTTAAATTCGACAAAGAACCCGTCAGTAACGCTCTGGAGAAGATCTGTTCACTGACGGGGTATACGTTTGGCATTCAACTGACTGAATCGGAATCAATACGCAGCGCAGGTATCATCGCCCAGGAACTGGAGCGTGTTCTTCCTGTCGCGGTAAGTTCAGGCGGTACCGGAACAACGCAGAATGGAGAAGAGATTAACGATCTCAAAACCGTGGACTACAGTGCGATGAGCGCCCTGTATGTTGAGGCCATGAAGGAGCTGGCCAACCGGGTAAAAAGCATTAAGAGTGAGCTTGCTGAACTCAAAGCCCGATCCGCGATATAGTGTATTAGCTCAGACTTGACCTGACAGTTTGATCTGGCAACAGACTATCAAAGCTGACCGTCTGCTTTGAGCGAGGAGAGGTAGTTCACTTTCGGGAAAACTCATCCACGTGCGATAGTCTCTAAATGAGAACAGGTCGTTAAGCTGGATACTTACACCCACCTCGGCGAAAGGCTGTACACTGATAACACTTATAGATGATTCTGAGTATTTTATGATTTTATACAAATACATAGACAAAGCTTCATTAGGTCGGTTCTTCAAAGATGGATACATCTCCATAAAATTTACCCCGCACAGTGAGTTTAATGATCCTTTCGAAAGTTATGGATATGCACTTGATGATGCGTCAATTGAATCATTAACGATGAGGCATGAGATCAATAAAAACCTTGCCTGCTTATGTCTTTCAAAAAATCCACTCAACGTCTTGATGTGGTCACACTATGCTGAAAAGCATCAAGGATTTGTTGTAGCAATCGACATTGAGAAAGCAGGATACGATGATGAAGCAAAATGCCTGATTACAGCTCAGAAAGGTGATATTGATTATTTAGGAAATAGAATAAAAAGCAAACTAAAAATCACGCAGGAAAATATCTATGATACTGATGTGATTAGTAAGCTATTGCTTACTAAATCATTGCATTGGAAATATGAAGAAGAAATCAGAATAATAAAAAAGACAGATTCATTACAGCAACAAGGTGCTGTTTTAATTGACAAAATATATGATCTTAATTCTATAGTCAGTATCTATATCGGGATTAACAACAGAGGAGTTGATGAAATCATTAGAAACAACAATGCATTAGAGACATTGATTTTAAACAAGACAGTACAGTTATATCAGTGTGAATTTAAGAAAAGTACATGGGATCTCGACATAGAAGCTTATGAATACACCAAATACCCGCATGATATGCAGAGAATGGATGTATTTGATTCTGTCGCGAAGGTGTTGAGAGCAATGGAACGTAACCATATAGGCGATTGAGATTATTGATGGCGATTATCGTGTCAGAAATGTCCGCTCCTGGCACAGAGCGGACTGTCAGCTTAAGTTAAGCCCTGAGCAGTAACAGTGCCAAATCAAGTTTGAGCTAATACAGATATAGCTTACTGAGCTGAAACCTTAGTCGCAGCCTGTTCTTCCAAAACCCTGACGCGGATTGCCAGCGCTTTGATTGCTGCTAGCGCATCGAGCAAAATAGGGGTCTGATCAAGATGCAGTATGCCGCCTATTTCTTTCACGTATTCGGGATCAATCGTTTCAATCTGCTGTGATATTACCCCGCGTCGTGGGGTCTGCGTTTCATCGTCCTTAAAAGTGAAGTGTTTGAATTCCATCCGGCAGATATTTAACAACGCCGCTTCCAGATCGAGGTCATCGCCAATGTTTTTCATTGTTCTGTCAGATACCGCTGAAGTCATGATCTCCTTCCACGGGCTCCAGGCATTGGTGTTGTAACCCCTGAAAAAAAATCGTCCAGCATCAGTTTGGCTTGGATATGGCAAACAAAACTGCGTTAGCGCTACGTCGGCAATACGAACATAATTTTGAACATACCCATACCAACTTGAGATAGGTCCTGAGGTTGATTTCGACATATCCAAAAGTAAACGATAAGTTCCTGGCTCTGTAAGACTGTTGAAGTTTGTCCCATCAGGAGCAACTGCCGAGTCTGTTTTAAATACCCTGGCATCACCAGTAGGTAATCCAAATGCTCCCACTTGCATGACGTTCCCGGCTGCCGTTCCGACGTCCTTCGTAGCGCTACTTCCCAAACCGACGTTTTATAGATTGCCACGAGGCGGCCTGGCCGATAACTTCATCTGATTTTTTTGCAGAATTTATTGGGTGAAAAATATGCAAATTGGCTATGTAAGGGTGTCAACAAATGACCAAAATACGGATCTTCAGCGGCAAGCACTCGAACGCGTAGGATGTGAACAGATTTTCGAAGAAAAAATGAGCGGAACAGTGGCGAACCGGCCAGCGTTGAAAAAGCTTCTTAAGGCGCTGAATGAGGGGGATACGCTGGTAGTCTGGAAGCTGGATCGCCTTGGGCGCAGCATGCGGAATCTGGTGCTGCTGGTGGACGAACTCCGGCAGCGCGGCATCCACTTTAAGAGCCTCACTGACAGCATCGACACATCAAGTCCGATGGGACGCTTCATCTTTCATATTATGTCAGCCCTGGCGGAAATGGAGAGGGAGTTGATTGTGGAACGCACCCGGGCAGGCCTGGCTGCAGCTCGTGAGAAAGGGAGAATCGGCGGCAGGCGTCCGAAGCTCACCCTGGAGCAATGGGCTCAGGCAGGGCGGTTGATAGCGAACGGCGTAGACAGGAAGCAGGTAGCGATAATTTATGACGTTGCAGTGTGTACGCTTTATAAAAAGTTTCCTGCAGGGATAAAGCTGTAATGGTAAGGCAACTGAAGTATGCTCGACTGCCTTACTATGCTTAAAGCGCAACTTGGCGAACGGTCGGGAAATCTGAAACAAGTGGTTTACAGGCTCAGCAAACAAAGAACCCGGCTTTGCCGGGTTCTGTTTGTTAAGCTGCTTTCTTAACTGGTTTCTTCTTTGCTGCTCTCTCATTAATGTCATCAATGAGTCCACGCAGCCTATATGAGTTTAAAAGAAGGTTCTGGAGTGTTTTGTTCATAGCGTATGTGCTCCTGCTCGGGTTACTACCAATTATTGGGTTGAATTCCGTGGTTAACGACCTGTTCATGAGCCTCTAAGGACTTCTTCAAATCCTTCTGCTGAACAGCCATCAAAAGACTTTCTGCATACATGATGCCTTGGCGGATATTCATCAAGCCCACACTGGCTCCAGCGGCATCAAGATCGTGTTTTTCAGTTACTAGACGCTCGATCTCATGATTAAGAGCTTCTGCGCCTTCCTTCATTTTAGCCAATGTATCCTTAAGCTCTTCAAAACTCGGATTTGTCAGCTCATAAAGACCTTCCATACCATGAACTGAAAAAAGTGATCCTAACGATTCCAGTGCATAGACAATCGACGCAATAGCCTTGTCATATGCATCCTTTTCTTCTTGTAACATTGTAGATCCTGACCGTGTGTATGCAGTTTAAAAGTGGTCAATCATCATACTCTCATGATGGGGACAATCAAGATCAATTTCAATAGTCAAAGTCTGATAGTTGTGATAGCGCGCGCCTTTACAACCCTTTCAAAAACAATGCATCAACTGGTCTTAATTTATACACTTAAAATCGGCAAATGGAATACAAACTTTATGATGATATTTTTCAGTCTATGTGAACAACGAGAATTTTAGTTAACGATTCTCAGTAAGTTAAGCCTAGCACAAGGAAGCGAAAGAAATGTGAAATAGGTAATTGTTTTGTAAATCAACAAATAAGAATTGTTGTTTGGCATGCTATCCATTTTTCCTAACAGTCGGGAACTCAGCAACCAACCACATATCTGATTCTTCAAACATCTCCTCCAGCATGCGGTTCAACTTTTCCCGATCGCTTTTGCTGGCATCACTATTCAAGCCGTTCGCCTGCATCGGCTTTACCTTCACTTCTGCATCAGGAAAAATCTGGTGCACACGCTTTGTTAGCTCAGCCAGGATGATCTCTCTGGCCCCTTGGAGCCCTTCCAAATTTCGCTTGTCATAAACCAGTTCAACAAACATACCGATCCTCTTATAAGTGAAAAATTGCCTGTGCTTGATCTGTTATTATAGAAATACTACTGTATATGTATACAGTCAATAAGTGAGTGAGGGTGTGTTCATGCCTCGTCAACCGGATATTCGTGCTGCTTTTATTGCGGCCATACAGCAAAACCCGAAGGGCTATCTCTGCCTGCATACAGACAGATTCATCACTGAACTGCAGGAGAGGCACTGGCATTTCAGCCAGGCGGATGCAAATTCATGGATCAAACGATACCAGCCAGACTTCGCCGATAAGACGACAAACGGAAGTGAGAACCGATACTGGATCCTGCGTAACATGGGGAGGGTTTTCTAATGGGGTTTCCATCTCCAGCCATGGATTACCAGGAGCAGCGCATGACGATAGATGTTATCTGCAGTGTAGATAACAACTGCCGGATTATTGAAACTTCATGCGGCTGGGCCGTTATAAACGTCAGTCTTAAGCCAGAAGGAGGGGATACGTTGCTGGTTAGCATGGACGGGAGAAACCAGTTCGTGAAGCTAATGGGCCACGCGCTGATCACTCAAGATGGTGAAGCGATAGAAGGGGAAGCTTTGAATGACGTAATGGTACACGGCGTTCTTACACATACACTTAACCAAGTTAAAGACGATAAATCGCCTGTAATGTAG